CCATACTGCAGAAACTGTCTGTGTTTAACAGCCTTGTAGATGTGGCTGGGCTTAAACCAGATAAGAAGCAGGTGGACACTGCGGTCAATGCTGCACCGAAGTTCAGTATCACGATAAACTTTCCAAACCAGCAACCCACACCAGTGACCATAGATGGCTAATCTTGTATATACACCGCCGGTATCAGTAGTTCCGTTTTTATCGTCGGACAAGTTTGCTAACTTCATCGTAGGGCCTGTGGGTTCGACAAAGACAACAGCATCACTGATCAAAATTGGCTACGAGGCCAAACGCATCAAGGCCAGTCCAGATGGCATACGCAGGTCACGTTGTGCAGTCATTCGTAACACCCGTCAGATGCTGTGGGACACGACCATCCCAGACTTTTTGAAATGGTTTCCTGACGGTGAAGCGGGTCTGTTGGAAAAAACCAACAGTAAATTCTTGCTCAAGTTTGACGATGTTGAGTGCGAGATTTTGTTTCGTGGACTTGATGATGCAAACGACGTGCGCCGACTGCTGTCATTGCAGCTGACGTTTGGTGTGATGGACGAGTTTCGTGAGATTAACCCCGACATTTACAACGCACTGACCGGTCGTCTAGGTAGATACCCTGATAAAACCATGAATGGCGTGGGTGCGTGCGATGACGACGGCAAGCAGATTCACAAAGTATGGGGGGCAACTAACCCGCCTGATGGAGATACGTTCTGGGAAAAACTCTTGACAGAGCCGCCAGATAACATGCATGTGACCATCCAGCCATCTGGTCTGTCTCAAGAAGCTGACTGGGTGCAATTTTTGCCAGACGGATACTACGAGAATTTGTGTGAGGGTAAAAGTGAAGACTGGATCGACGTCTACGTACACGGAGAGTTTGGTAAGTCACTCTCGGGTCAGCCGGTCTTTCGGGCCTTTAACCGTGACGTACATGTCGCTAAACAGACGCTCAACCACATTAAATTACAGACTCACCCACTTATCATTGGTATGGACTTCGGGCTCACCCCCGCGTGTACGATCAATCAGGTGGACGCACAAGGTCGACTACTTACCTTCGCAGACTTAGTCTCGGACGGCATGGGAACACTGAGGTTTTGCCGTGAGAAGCTCAAACCGTTGCTTGCCAATAGGTTTCCCGGGATGAACGTGTTGATCATTGGCGACCCGGCAGGGCAGCAGAGGGCGCAGACAGATGAGCGCTCAGTGTTTGATATTCTGCGTGCAGAAGGGTTTAGAGTCATTTCTGCTAAGTCGAACAGCGTTGTGGCACGTATCAATGCAGTCGATAAGATGCTCACTAGAACGGTGGATGGCAAACCAGGTCATCTAATTGATCCGTGTTGTACAAATTTAATTGCTTCCCTTCGCGGCGGTTATAGGTATAAAATCCGTCAGAACGGCGAGGCTGATGATAAGCCCGAGAAAAACTCGCATTCCCACATTGCTGATGCGCATCAGTATGCATGTTTACATGCGGATGGAAACGTAACCGGGGATACGTGGCAGAGAAAAGCCGTTGAAGTTAAACGCGTCGATTACGCGTGGACTTGACACATCCCAGAATATTGGTAAGGTAGCACTATGCAACTTGGCTTGAACATGACGAATTCTGCCGCGCCGGGGACTATCTCGGCGGGTGGTGGCCTTGTCACCATTAAATCATTGAAAGCGATGGCAGAAGAACGTGCAGCAGCGCAGCAAGCCAATTCGCAGCCTGTAGTACAAGCACTGAACGGTTACATTCGCAAACAGTGGATGTCATCCATGATGGCCAAGCAGATGACTGCTGAGATCAAGATGCTCAAGTCAGTGCGTGCGCGTCGCGGTGAATATGATCCTGATAAGTTAGCACAGCTGCGTGAGCAGGGTAGTTCGACCATCTACATGATGATTACATCGAACAAATGCCGTGCGGCGTCGAGCTGGCTGCGAGATACATTGGTCACTGCGTCAGAAGACAAGCCTTGGACCATTACTCCTACTTCATTGCCTGATTTGCCTCCTAACGAAGTAGAGAGCATCATGCAGCAGGCTCAAGCAGAAGTTGAGCAGTTGTATTTGAATGGCACACCGCCAACAGATCAGCAAGTGCGTGAGCGTTTGCTTGAGATGAAAGACATAGCACTGTCTCATCTGAAAGACTTAGCCAAGCGCACAGCAGAGCGCATGGAAGTGAAGATGGAAGATCAGTTGCAAGAAGGCAATTGGTCTAAAGCATTCTCAGAATTCCTTGATGATATTACAACGTTTCCATCAGCGTTCATCAAAGGCCCCATCATTCGCAAGCGTCCGAAACTCAAATGGGTTCCCACACAGGACGGTCAATTTGCACTAGATCAGACAGAAGAATTGGTGATGGAGTGGGAGCGTGTTGATCCATTCAACATTTATCCATCAGCTGATGCATCGGACGTAAATCAGGGTGACTTGATTGAGCGCCACAAACTCTCCCGCGCTGATTTACAAGCCATGATTGGCGTTGAAGGTTATAGCGAAGGTGCTATACGCGCAGTGCTTGAGACGTATGGTAAAGGCGGTCTGCGTGACTGGATTTACGTTGACATGAACAAGGCCGCTGCTGAAGGTAAGTCCACAATGGGCGTTCAGCAGAATCCTTCTAAACTGATTGACGCTCTGCAGTTTTGGGGCAACGTTCAAGGTCAGTTGTTGCTTGACTGGGGTATGTCTCATGACGAGATTCCAGACCCACTGGCTGAGTATCCTGTTGAAGCATGGATTATTGCAGACTGGGTTATCAAAGCAGTTATCAATCCCGATCCACTGGGTCGCCGTCCATACTACAAAGCCTCCTACGAAGAAGTTCCCGGTGCATACTGGGGTAACTCTGTAGCTGATCTGTGCCGTGATGCACAAGATGTTTGTAATGCCACTGCACGCGCACTGGTGAACAACATGTCTATTGCCTCTGGCCCTCAAGTTGTTTACAACATTGACCGTTTGCCACAGGGCGAGAACATCACGCAGATGTACCCATGGAAAGTATGGCAAGTCACATCTGACCCGCTTGCTGGTTCCGCTCCTCCCATGCAGTTCTTCCAGCCTAGCTCTTTGTCACAAGAGTTGATGGCAGTGTTTGAGAAGTTCAGTATCTTGGCAGACGAGTACACAGGTATTCCACGTTATATGACTGGCGACAGTCCTGCAGGCGGCGCAGGTCGCACGGCTTCTGGTATGAGCATGCTGATGAGTAATGCTGGTAAAGCCATCAAGCAGGTCGTGGCCAACATTGACGACAACGTCATCTCTCCCGTGGTTGAGCGGTTGTATTACTACAACATGCGCTACGGCACTGACCCTGATTTGAAGGGTGATGTAAATATCGTTGCACGCGGCGCGATTTCTTTGATTGTCAAAGAGCAAGCACAAGTTCGCCAGAACCAATTCTTGCAGATCGCTCTTACCAGCCCTGCAGCTCAGCAGATTATTGGCGTCGAAGGCATTGCAGAGTTGTTACGCCAAGGCGCGAAGACTCTGGACATGAACCCAGACCGGATTGTTCCTCCAGTGGAAATTATCAAACAGCGGATGGCGCAGGCCCAGCAAGCGCAGATCGCTCAGCAGCAACAGCTTGCTCAGGCAACTGGTCAAGCCCAAGCAGGTGGCACGCCACCAAATCCAAGCCCCGGTGCTCAACTTGAAAACGGTGCTCCCGTGACAAATAATTTTGCACCAACTCCCGGTGTTGGTAGTTGACAACACCATTTTCCGGTATATCATTTCGATCATTAAAGGAGCATTCAAATGCAAGCAATTAACCCAAAAGAGTCACGCTCATCTGAGTACGCTCAAGAATCAGCTAAAACTGACGGCATGTCTAAAGGCGGCTCAGTCGGTGGCGGCGGCAGCAACGGCGACATTTTCGCTACGTTGAAGCGCGGTGGTTCTGAGTACACTGCCGAAAAAGCTAAAACTGACGGCATGTGCAAATAAATGGTTCGTGTCGATGAAAGAGTAGCGCGGTGCCTAGGGTTACTGCGTTCTCCTGAGATGCAACCATTGATAGAATTTTTGAAAGATCGTCGCCAAGAGACTCTCGAAAGACTTGGGGACGTTCAAGGTGAAGAAATGAAGTCCCGGCTGCAAGGCCGGAACCTCGAGCTCAAGGAATTCCTTGAGATGGTGGACCAAGCAGAAATGCTGTACGCCAAAACCCGCAGGTAAGCGCAGACCGTTAAGTCGGAGCGCAAACCTAAATTTTTAATTTAACAGTAGCAGACCGTAAGCGAATAGAGACTGACCGTAAAGTCGGAGTCCCAAAGCGTAGTCGGAGCGAAGGAGATAGAAATATGGCATTGCCACGTGTAATTCAGGAACAAGTTGAACAAGCTGATGCTTTTGTAGCTCAGATGAATGGACAGACCACACCAAATGCGGAGACTGCGCCAGAACCTGACCCAAATCCAGACGTCAACCCCGAACCACAGCCGCAACCTATTTCGCAAGAGGAAGAACCGAAGCCAGCACCAGTGCCAGAAGAAACTTGGGAACGAAAGTACCTGACGCTCAAAGGCATGTATGACGCTGAAGTGCCACGCCTACATTCGCAAATGCGAGAGCTGAATCAACAGGTTCAGACACTTATCGCAGAAGCAGCTGTAGCTAAAGCACAACAGCCCAAACAGGATGCAGTAACGGCGAAACCGCTTATCACTGAACAAGACAAAGAGGCTTTTGGCTCTGACTTGTTGGATTTGATTGACCGTGCGACTGAGCAAAAACTAGCGGGAAACCGTGACCTTGAAGCCCAGCTCCGTGCCGAAATCAATGAGTTGAAAGGTAAGCTGGGAAATGTGACCGAGCGCCAAGTAGTATCTGATAAAGACCGCTACGAAGCTGCTTTGAGTGCACAGGTTCCAGATTGGGAAGCCATGAACGTAGATCAAGGTTTTCTGACATGGTTGGCTGAAGTAGACCCAGTTTATGGGATGCCTCGCCAGTACGCACTGACCAATGCGTATGAGTCGCTTGATGCGAACCGTACCGCAACGATCTTTAAGCAGTACAAAGCCACGCTTGCTCCAGCTCAGCGTCCTCAAGCCAACCGAGAACTTCAGCGTCAAGTAGCACCGACCCGCTCGCATACGTCGCCTGCTCCTACAACTTCAACTGCGGATAAACGTGTCTATACCACATCGGATATTGATTCGTTTTATGCTGAATGGAGACGTGGAATGATCGACGAGGCAGAAGCGGTGCAAATTGAGAGAGATATCCATGCCGCTATCAATGAAGGTCGAATTCGTTAAGAACGTCCGAACTGTAGCGGTCAAATTTGTTAACTTTTGTTTTTAAGAAAAGGACTAGACCATGTCTACAGTAACCGCAGCAGCAGCCTATCCCATTAACTCTGGTGGTTTTAACACCCCAGGCGGACAGGTAGCTTATTCTGGAACCGCTTATTCCGGTTCTTTCATTCCCGCCCTCTGGTCCGGCAAGCTGGCCCAGAAATTCTATGCCGCCACAGTTTTTGGTGAAATCGCCAATACTGACTGGCAAGGTGACATCACCGGCATGGGTGATACAGTGATTATTAACACAATCCCTTCCATCACCATCAACAGCTACTCCATCGGTCAAAACTTGGCTTATGAAGTTCCTGCTCCTAGCACATTGCAGTTGGTTATCAACAAAGGTAAGTACTTCGGCGTGAACGTTAACAACGTTCTCGAGTTGCAAGCCAAGCCCAAGTTGATGGACATGTTCACCAACGACGCTGCTATGCAAATGAAGATTCAGATCGACAAAGACGTTCTGTACACTAACTTCAACCAAGGCGACGCTGCTAACCAAGGCGCAACTGCTGGTGCTATCTCCGGCGGCTACAACCTCGGTACAGACTCTGCCGCTGTGACTTTGACTGCTTCTAACATCTTGTCTAGCATCACTGCTTTGTCAAGCGTGTTGGATGAAGCCAACGTTCCTGAGACAGACCGCTGGTTGATTATCACCCCCACAGAGCGTCAGATTCTGATGCAATCAAACTTGGCACAAGCTCAGTTCATGGGCGACGCTTCTAGCGTGTTGCGTAACGGCAAGATCGGCATGATCGACCGTTTCACAGTGTATGTGTCTAACTTGGTTCCACGTGGCGCTGCTGGCAAAACTTGGATGAACCCCAACACTGGTACTGATGCTACTTCTGCTGGTGCAGTTAAGCGTCACGCTGTGATGGCCGGTCACAAGTCTGCTATTACCTTCGCTTCTCAGATCGCTAAAGTTGAGAGCTTGCAGAACCCCAATGACTTCGGTACATTGGTTCGCGGCTTGAACGTGTACGGCACTAGCGTCGTACAAGCTAAAGGTCTGGCTTTGTTGGTCGCTGCAGGTTAAACTCCTACCGGAGAAGGCGGGGCTTCGGCCCTGCCATTTATTAACCTAAGGAGAACACCATGGCCGTTATTGACGATCTCATTTCTAGTGGTTTGTCCTTGCCTCAAGCGCAAGCTGTAATTGCTGAAGATACTACTTCCAATCTTGATGGTTTAGTGTCTGCTGGCTTTACTTATACACAAGCTCTAGGCATCACTGGCCTTGACGCAGGCTCCGCAACTTCAAACAACTTGGTTGTTCAAGGTTTGTGGGCTGGCACTCAAGTTCCTGCAATTGTTGCAGCATTGGCTGTAACACCATAAGGTAGATTATGGGTACGGTAACCGCTCAAACCATTCTCAACAAAGCGGCAATTCAGTTAACTGATATTGCCAATGTTCGTTGGACCCGTGCTGAATTACTCAGCTGGTTAAACGATGGTATGCGCCAAATCGTGCTCATGCAACCAAGTGCTTCATCGACCACCGTCTCAAAGGTATTAACTGCTGGAACACGGCAAACAATTCCTACGGACGGTTGGTTGTTGTTACAGATTTATCGCAATATGGGCACAACTGGTACAACACCAGGTCGTGCAATTCGTATTGTGTCTCGTGAAGTGCTTGATGGGTTTAATCCCAACTGGCACACCGAGATTCCTAAAGCTGAAGTCAAGAACTACATCTATGACGTACAAGATCAGCTTGCGTTCTATGTTTACCCTCCCAACACTGGGACCCAATATATTGAGTTGAACTACTCAGCTCAACCAACAAACTTGACATCGGAATCACAGACAATTCCGATTTTTGATATTTTTCAGTCAGCACTGGTTGACTACATTTTGTTTCGTGCTTGTAGCAAGGATGCTGAATACGCACCGGGCCTGCAATTGGCTCAAGGCTATTTGGCTACGTTTACTGCTTCTGTCCAAGGTAAGACTCAGTCTGAGGCAACAAACGATCCAATCAACTCGCTTAACCCACGTAATGTGGCTATCCCAGGATCACAGACATGAGCGATGTATCTTACGAAGCATTCTTGCCTGACGTTGTTCAGTTTGTTAAAGACGTGCCCGAGATTGTGGCCGTCCAAGCCATTCGTAATGCTGCTATTCAATTCTGTGAAAAGACACGTGTCTTACAAACAGAACTTCAGCCAATGGACATGACCGCAGAAGTTTCTGTGTATGGGTTTGAGCCCGACGTTGGTTATAAAGTTGTCGACATCATGGAAGCTTGGTACGGCGATCAATTGTTGATTCCTAAAGCAGTTGAAGAGTTGACCCGCATTTATCGCACGTCCAACTGGAATGATCTGGACGGCAACCCTTATTACTATTTCCGTAGCCGCACGCAAGAAATTACGCTGGTTCCAAAACCAAAAGTAACTGAAGCTGCAAAGCTAAAACTGCGTGTTGCAGTTGTGCCATCACGTTCTTCATCTGTAATTGACGAAGAAGTCTTTGAGCGTTACTACGAGATCATTACCTTGGGCGCACGTGCGCGTTTGTACGATACACCCAACCAGCCTTACTACGAACCCAAATCTGCCCAGTTGTATTTGAAACGATTCAGCGACGGCATGAACGAAGTTCGTACTCGTGTAGCAAAAGGTTTGACCCGTGCTGCTGTTCAAATTGAATTCCAAAGGTTTGTATGACCGCCGCTGCATATGATTTTGTTATTGAACAAGGTGCAACGCTAGACAAAACATTTGTCTGGAAAGACAGCACTGGAACTGTTATCAATCTGTCGGGTTATACCGCCCGTAT